AGAACGTTGCAGGCGCGAGTCTTAAGCAGATTACACCATCTAAGGCTGCGCTAGTTCAAAATCCTGAATTTGCCACTCGATCAGCGTATGTTACTGAAAATGGTGTTCAATGGGTGCCTTACGTTAAAGAAGCTGATTCGCGTTACATTATGCCAACAGCTACAACTCTTGTTTCGCGTAAGCGTGATGATTGCATTGAAAATTCTTTTGAAAAAGAAGCAAAGGTTACTAACACAGTTACGCAAGTTCCTTTGGATGTCCACTCGAACTCAGCTTACATAAAGTGTAAGCAAGGCCATACTAATTGCACCATCTTAGCTCAGTCGGCTCTTGTCCCACTCCAGTGGTGGCGAGCTTGTACTGCAGCTCAGAAGGCAGAAGCGGAGGTCGTTTGGGGCTCTATGCATGTGAATGTCGCCTCATTGACTAAGTACGAATTCGAACGCTGGGAAGATGGATCAGAAGCAGACATTGTTCGCATTATGCTACCAAGCACTTGGCGTATTCCATCGTTGAAGATGCTACCATTTGATGATCTTCAAATTAACGATGTCGTTGACATTGCTGTTTGGCGCTTAAACAATGAAGGACAGATGATTCCTAAGCATTGGCGTGGTGCTGCGGTCGGAAAACAAGAAGGTTACGGAATGTATCAGATTAATACTGAAAATCTTGATTGTGGTTCTCCGGTTCTGAAATCTTTTGGTGAAAGCTGGCGTATTGTGGGAATTCACATCGTTACAGGTCAGTCGGTAACGGGTTGTATTTATTTTGACCAATCACGCTGGAATCAGCTGATGATGGCAAAAAATGCTACGCTTGGCCAGCCGCAGAGACAATAAGCTTGTCTGTACTGGTGAGCAAATACCCTGCGAAATTTCGCTATCATGTTAACAATTATTTATCAGATGATTTTTTAACTTATACACTTCCTTTAAATGCTCTTGAGCATGTTGGAACCGTTGATCGAAATACTAATTATTCTGAGTTATTTAATATTGATTTAATTTTTGGTGATTATTTATCAATTTATGGTATTGATTTTCGTAAAAACCGTTATACACGCGCCATTCCTAAGCACTTGTGTGGTTATCTTTCGATCAAGAATTATGATATTCCGCAACCAACTTTATGTGCTGATGACTGGGCTACCAGTGGACTTTGGGCGATAGATACTTGGGAACCCTATTGCGGTAATTCTGAGATTTGTTCCTGGGAGTATGAAATTACAGCTCTTAAGAAGCAAACATCACCAGGTGCTCCTTGGAATCGTAAGTATCGCACGAAGGCGCAAGCACTTCGAGATGATGAAGTTTTGTGCTTCGTGGGTGAAGAATGGTTACGTTTAGCTGATGAAGCTTTATGTACTCTATATACCTATAATAATAAAGGCGAAGTCCGAGCGATAGAGAAGGTCCAGGTCGGGAAGCTCCGTGGTTTCATGGGAGCGGATCTCGTTTTTGTTATGACCTGTGATCGACTCAACAGACTGATTAATGAAAAATTTTATGAGAGCAACATGCTTACTCCAAATTGCGTGGGCATGTCGAAGTTCTGCCGTAAATGGCATGCCCTTTTTTTGTAAGTTGAATAAGCACCCAAACGCTTTTGAGTTGGATGAGAGTCATTATGATGCCTCTCTTTTTCGTGCAGCTATGTTTGGGATGGTACATTGGCGTTTTGCTATGCTGGCTGATCAATCGGCAGAAAATGCTAAAAGAATGTTACATCTTTACCAGGATATTGTTGATTCGTATATAATCCTCACACATGGTGAGGTTGTGCGCAAGCATACTGGTAATCCATCAGGCAGCCCCAATACTATTGTTGACAATACAGTGATTTTATATCGCTTGCTATCGTACGCTTTTATGCAATGTTATAAGCGTTTTTGGCATCCAGGTATGCCCCGTCAGCAAAAGTGTTCGCGCGCTTATATGCAAGCAAACGTTGAAATGGCTCTTGGAGGGGATGACAATACTTTTACAGTTTCAGATGAGATAGTTGGGTGGTTCAATGCTCGCAACATTTCGGAAGTTTGGTCGGGCATCGGGGTTATCACTCATGCTCCCCATGATGAGGGCACTCTTGAGTATGAAGCTCGTCGTCTTGAAGATTGCCATTTCTTCTCAATGGGTTTCCATAAGGTTCGAGGAATTTATGTTCCTGTGCCGAACGCCGAGAAGATGCAAGCGTCGATGTTGTTTGCCGGTAAACATGTTGACCAGCCCATTTGGTCTTTATTGCGCGCATGTGCTGTTAGGATAGAAACTTTCTATGATACAACTATGCGTAAGATTATGAAAGGTTATATTCAACATCTTATTATTCATTATAAACCTCAATTGTTGGCATCCAAGGACCCGACTTTTGATCAGGTCATGACTGTTTTTAAGTCGGATGATGCTATTGAAGCTCTTTACTTAGGCTATGAAGCCATACTATCTCCGGACAATGAGAAGAAGCGCTCTCCGCGAGAAAGTAATCGACGAATTTATCGTTTTGAAGAACAACGAATTGGATTGCAAGATGCTTTCCAAGAAGAAGAATTACAAGAAGAAAGCGGGCCCGATGACGCAGAAGCAAGTTGCTAAGCGGACAGGCCAACGCCAATACCGTGAGTATAAGCGTACAACACGCATGGTTGAGCTGCCTCAGAGACCAAAACGTATACGAAAGCAACGTTTTGGCGGAGGTGGTGTTAAGGCTGAAATTCTGCGCCATGATATGATTGAGGAAAAGGAAATGAAGCAAGTCGTGCGTGCTATCCGCTCAAAAGATGATGGTTTACGTTCGCAAGCTAAGCTAAGTGGAAATAGAACATGGATTACGCGTGCCCCTGATCATGAGACTTATGGCCAAGGAGATCGTTGGCACATTCATGTCGCACAAATTCCCATTGGTCGATCTGGCACTTCCCCGTGGAATGTTGAGAATAGGATTCTTAAGACTGCCTTCGGTACCACTTTGGGCTATGCTCAGTGCATGGACTTTGGTACTATTTTTGGCTACTCGTATAGTGACGGTACAAATGGTACATTGTGTTCCACCCCTTATTCATCGGTGTATGCAACTGATCCTATGTCTGTTGTTGGTGGCCGATTGCACGCGCCCTCAGTTAATCTGGTTACGACGAATGTTAAGTTTTATCAAGCTTGGGCCTTTCGTTCAGCGCATGTTCGCTATATCCCTAGTGTGTCGAAGATGGTTGCCGGCACGCTTGCTTTTGCTCCGAAATTCAATGATTTTACTGGTGCAAATATTGATGAAACCAATTTCAATGATATTGCATCACTCTCGCGTGCGGTTACTACTGCCGTGTGTGATCCTATCACCTTTCCGTTATTCCCTGGAGGTCGCCTGAATGAACCAGCCATTAATCTTAATCTGGATCCTGGCACTGCCAAGACACCCGAGCGGCGCTGGCTTTTGTATGCAGCCTGTGATTCCCCTTTGACAACTGCAACCACTGATCTCCTTGGACATCTCGAGGTGGAAGTCATTGTCGATTGTTACGGCAGAAGTTGGTTAGCAGATGACACTAAAGGTGCTGAGTTTACGCGTGAGGAACGGAAAATTGCTGATATCATGAAGAAACTTCGTGATTATGATATCAAGGAGTTGGCTGATTCAAAAGAAGCTAAGTCTAAATCTCTTGAGTTGAAGGCTCTTGGGGAACACAAAGATCTTGATGATGATGATTGGCAGAAGATCCAGCAAGCTGATTCACGTCAGAAAATTTGTGACTTGAAGGCTTATCGTGAGTCTTTGAAAATGGCCCAGAATACTTGCATGCAACCATCTTCTACCTCATCTACTTCCTCTGCGGTTGCCCCAAACGTTCAGTCTCGGACGCCAAAGATCTAATTGGTCGTCCGAATGTTGATTATACTGAACTCTATGCAACAACCCTTCTGTTTGGATATGGTGCTTCAGGTGGTTTAATGTCGAATTTGGATAATCCTTCAACCTTTGCGGTTACGATGGGCGTGCCAGATTGGAATTGGTGGGACTCTTTTTTGACATATCAGTATGAGAGCACGCAAGTTTCAGTTGGGTTGGCCTATAGACTCAATCGAACATCAGTTTCACCTACGGTTGATAAATGGCCACAAAGCTCTTGGTTTGGTGATTATGAGCAGGATTATATGCGTATGGCTAATTTCACTTTTGCTGGTCTGAACTATGGCCCAGAATGGCGTTATGATCAATGTTCACAAATTACTGGTGTGTATAGATGTTACCATATTATGCGTATTGATTCTTGGACCACTAACCCTGGTGAAGCGAGAGGTTGGGAAGCTTGGGTTTTTGCGCCCATGCATGTTATGGGGAATGTGCAATACTTTCCACCTAATTATCATCATGTTTTAACTGCTAGGTCATTACAGCAAAACTGGTTCGTGTCGATTCGAACGCGATGTTATTTTACAACGCGTCCAGATTTTGTCCCTAAGCGAAATCGCAAATTAGGTGGGAAGTGTGCTGGGAACGACCCACATACTTGGGCTTGCGGGTGGGACACTAGCCCTTCTCAGGAGACCTATCCTTTGAGCGAGCCCCGAACAGTCAGCTGGCATAATCATGTTTTACCCGATGGTGATCTTTTTGACAACAACCCTTTTGATAAAGACATGCTTCCGTATTTTTACGTGTTTAAGAATGAAGAAGCTATGCCCGCTGGGTGGTTTCCTGAAATTCAGAAGTTGCGAGAGGCTGATATTGTTGCTGATAAGAAGTTTCTAGCAAAATACCCCGTCGACATTGGAGCGGAAACGAAATTGCCCCCAACTTATGTAGATGTTCCGTTCCCCACGCCACCCATCACCACCTTCCAAGGTATAGAATCTCGCGATTTAGTTGATGCAGCATTTTGGGTCTATGATGAGGAAACAGCGTTGCAACATGCGAAGAATCATTGGAAGTTTGATGGAGTGAATGAAGTTGATATTGATTCTCAGTGTTTGATGACCCATCTGGAATATGTGCCCACATTTACGACTTCGGCTCTAAATGATGAGTTGTTGGATCTTGATGAAGAATCTCGATCCAAAATTAAGGGCGTGAACTTGAAAAAGATGTAACGTTCCTGTGGAGGTACACAAGTTTTATTTTTTCTTGTGAACGTTTTTACTCCCAAATTATTCTTATTTTAATTATGTTTCTGTCATTTATTGAACAAAAACGC